CGGGAACACTTCCCACGCATTCCCCGCCGCATCGGTCAATTGGTCTCCTGGTCGCGGTGTCACAGCCGTGTCGCTGATCTTGTAATCGGCCTTCTTGATCAGCCAAAGTCGCCCCGTTACCTGGGTACCCAACTGGTTCTCGTCTATGACCTCGTTTTTGTTTTCGCGCCACGTCGCCGTCACGCCCGCGGTCGAATTTGCCCCGCGGGTGATCGTAACCAATTCTCCCCAGAGGCGGTCATCCTCCGAGGCGGCGGCATTCAGGTATTGATCTCCGATTGAGGTCATCAGATCCCCGCGATCAAATGCCCCATCTGCGCGTACATCACGACCTCATCGACTTCGTGCCGGACGCGCACGATATCGGAACGGATCGTTTCGTCACGGTAGGTTTCGATGGTCCCGCCGATCTGGCTACCGTCCGGCGTGTAGTGGAAGGTCCGAGCAATGCAGGGCTCGCGAATGTCGGCGCTCGTGGCGACGCGACAGACCATCGCGTAATCGCCCCACACGTTCGCGAACGTCGTATCCTGCCCTTCGGTCGCCGAATCCTTGACACCTCCGGCGACGATCACCTGGTCAAGGTCGAAGACGCTGGCCAGCATTTGGGGCGTGATATCGCTCGCCTTGGCAGGCATGCCGGCCCCGCTCGCAACGATCCGTTCCCGGATCTCCGTGCACTGCCGGAGGTCGCGGAACTTCGTGCGATTCAGGATCATCGCGTTCGGCCAATAGCCGCAGTTGTCCTTGACCTTGCGGGCCGCGGCCTCGACGTGAGCGATCGGTGTCGCGGTCGCCCAGTTGGCCTGAGCCCATTCGGTCGTTCCGACGTCCGTGTAGAGACTGGCGCCTGTCCACGTCGAGGTATTGAAGATCAGGGTCGCCATTCGGATCTCAGCGTTCAGGAGAACGTTGTTGAACGCGCGGAGGGTGGCGATCTGCTCGCAGTCGAAAAAGTTCGCGTAGAGCTTCCGCTCGCGGTCGTCGATCGGCTCTTCCCATCCGTATTCGAGAGTCGCGTAACTCCAGGTCGTGAAGGTCCAGTTGCCCCGGTCGTATCCACCGCGCTGGGCCCGGGGCCTCCCATTGCCGATCTTCAAAAGCTGCTCGACCGGGATCTTGCCCGGCGTGTCGGCGGCAAGGCCAACGTCGAGGACGGGCGCCACACGCGCGGCGACGAAACCTCGCTGGTTCATCTCCAGATCAAATTCCTGAAAGGATGCGAGATCTGGCCGCTGGGTGGCGAGAGAAGAGGAAGGGCTAGGCATGGCTTGGTCTCCTTGGTTGCAGGGCAACGAAAAAGGGGCCGCGCGGTCTCTCCGCACGGCCCCCGAAGGCCAAGCAGTTCGGGCTGCTACCTGGGGAGCTTATGTCCAGGGGCGGCCCTTAGAGAGCCGAGCGGAGCTACCGCCCGGCCCCGGGTTCTGGTTGTTCGATCAGACTCCTGTCGGTTGTTACGCTGCGATTACTTCGTATTCGATCAGGACATCGACGTGCGTCGCCGTGTCCGCAGCTCCACCCGTCTTGCCGATCGTGATTGCCGTGTTAGCGTCGCACTCGGCGGAAGACGCGCCATCTGCAAGTACGGTTGCATTTGCCGCCCCGGCACGAACCACCGCGGACTGAGTGAGCGCGGCAATGGCAACTGCGAGTAGCTTGACGCTGGCGGCGCCCTGCGTACCAAGAATGTCAATGGTCGTCGCGGTCCCCACGGCGCCGCCAATGGCAATCATGACCATGTCGTGAATACGGTATTTGTATCCCGAGATGGCGGCAAGCAACTCGTGGCCAGCATTGATTTCGGCCACGGTAACGCGATGCCGCAAGCAGTGCTGTACGCTACCACCCCGCACGCCGCCCGAGCCGATGATCGGCGTTGTCAGAGTCTTGTTGGTCAAGGTTTGGGTTGCCGTCGCGCCAACGAGGGTCTGGTCGCTGTCGGCAGGACCAGTATAGGTTCGATCTGCGGTCAGCGTGGACGGGGCTTGATAGTAAGCCACGTAATCGCCAGTCCCTCCCGTCTGCGATTTCAGACCGGCGCGGGGTTTGCCTACGTCCGAATCAACCTGGAACGTGGCCGCCGTGGTGCCAGTGCTGGCCACCGACACATCCGTGTTGTGGATCGGCATGACCTCGATGATGTCGCCATCGGTCGCAGCGGCCTCGAGCGCGATACCCTCGATGATGGTCCCGGTCGCGGCCACCTTGCCGGACGCCGCTGCGTAGCACGTCCCACCGATTGCGATCACTCCCGAGGCAATCATCTTCTTCGTGCCTGGCGCGGTGCAAAGCCGCAATGGCACGATGTCGGTGCTCGCCAAGCTGGCCATCTGCTGAACCCCGAGCGCCGCGTAGCTCGCGGTCGCTATGGTCCAGGTGCCAGACGAGTTGTAGACGCGCGTGTAGATCCCGCGGGCCGCCCCGGCTTCGATCGACAGGACGCCGGTTTCGTTTTGCTGTGACATGGATCAGTCTCCTTTTTCGGTTTGGTTGTAATGCCGCCAGCGGGCCGGCGTAAGTTGCGGATCAGCGAGCAGTGTTTGCCGCTTCGACATAGGCGGTGTGAAGGTCGGGATTCTCCATCACGACCGCGCGAATGGCTTTTGCCTTCGTCATGCCGGCCGCCGTCTTGGCGGCGACGGCTTCGTTCCACGCGGCCACCGCGTCAGCTTGGTTGATCGCCTGGCCGCCGACCGTCTTCGTCGGTTTGGTCCCCACCGGATCGACCCCCGGTCGCTGCTTGGCCGCTTCCAATCGCCGGTTCTGTTCGGTCATCCAGGAAGTCTGGGCCGCGGCGAGCGTCGCGCCGGTTTCCATCTGCTGGCAGAGGAAGGCCGGATCAGCGCCGGGGCAGCCGGCTTTCAGTTCCGCGAAGGTTGCGGCCTTGGCGGACGGCGGCGGGGGCGGCTCGGGGGCCGGCTGAGGCTCGGGTTGCGGATCCTGAGCGCGAACATCAAGAGACAGGGCAGTGTCAACCGCATCCGCGGCGAGGTTAGTTTGCATGGAGGTACTCCTTTTGCTGGCTTGCGTTTGAAGTTTCGCCACCGCCTCGTCGAACGATCCGATTTCGTCAATGAGGTCCAGTCGTTTCGCTTCGGCGGCGAGGTGGGCACGCCCGTCCGCCAACTCGCGCACACGGTCGGATTCCATCTTGCGACCATTGGCCACGCCGGCGAGGAAGTGCTCGTTGAGCCCGTTTACGATCCGCTGCATGTCGGCTAGCTGCTCAGGGCTGACCTCGGTGCCAGGTGTCCCAGCCCCTTTGTATTGGCCGGCGCGAATGACGTGGACCTTAATCCCGTCCATCGCGGCCATGCCGGACAGGTCCTGAACGACGCCATAGGTCCCGATGGAACCTACCAGGGCCGTCGGGCCGGCGATGATCCGGTCCGCCTGGCTCGCTGCCCAATAGGCCGCGCTGGCCGCCATGTCCTCGACGTAGGCCCAGACTGGTTTCTTCTTGCAGGCTGCAGTGATCTCGGCCGCCAGGTCCTGGGTGCCTGCCGCCGTTCCGCCGGGGCTGTCGATCCGGAGCATGATCGCGGACACGTCTGGGTCGTTCACGGCCGCACGAATCTGCCGGCGAGCAAGCACCGTGCTGGTGCCGCCGCCCATACTCGGCTCCTGCTTCATCAGCTTTCCGATGATGTCGATCACGGCCACCTTGCCGGCCGTCTGGTAGGTCGATTTTCCGGCCTGCTGGCGCACCTGCTGCTGTTGCAGGTGGACATGCAGATCCAGCTTCTGGAACAATCCGAACGTCTGCTGAATCGCATCCGGGAGCATGGCCCACGGGCCAAGCCACTGCTCGTAATACGGAATGGTGAGTTGGTCAGGCATGGCTCAGCACTCCGTTTCCGTTGGTGTGGCGCAACCGATTCTGCCCTGGTTCGTCGGGCTGACTCTTGGCCGGTTGTGGCGGCGGGGCCTTCGCGGGCTGCGGAGGTGACTGGGTCGCTGGTTTCGGCCCAACCGAGATAGTCACTCCATCCGGCATCGGCCACTGGAGAATGTCGCGCCAGGTCAATTCGATCCCGAGTCGTTTCTTCAGCTCCTCGGCCTTCTGGTGCGCCTTCTCGATTCGCTGGCCGTGGTCCGCCACGATCTCGTCGGTAAGGTCGCTGAAGTCCACACCGCGGGCTGCCGCGATTCGCCGAGGCGAACTGAGTAGCCCCTTGGCCTGCAGGATATCGGCGGTCGCATCATCCACGGGCTGGATATAGGGCAGCTCCTGCGCATGCCAGACGTGTGCGAACGGGTTGACCACGCCGGCCGGGACATAGCCTAGCCGGCCGCGGACTTCATCAACTTCGCGAACGGCTTTCGCGAGGGCCGGATCGGCCACCGCCCACTGTCGAACCTTCCACTCGTAAACGGGACTGTGGAAGCTCCCCATGTACCACGCCTGGATGTCTCGCCAGCGGGCCCGGGCCTGGTCGATCGCCCCGCGGAACCCGCTGAAGTTTGTCGATTCGGCGTCCAACAAAAACACGCAGAGCGGCAGGTCGAGGTTGACCGCGAGTATCCCGAGGCACAACTTCGAATGCTCGAAAAACTGCAGGCCGGGAATCGTAGGGGTGAATCCCCTGAGCTTCTCGCCGCGGTAGCCGTAGACCTCGAAGCCTGGAGCAACGTCGCTCAAAGTCCGC